AGCGGTGGAAACCTTATTGAGAATGACGGCACTTACTGGTACCACACCTTTACAACTACAGGAACCTTTACTCCACTACAGGGACTTACCTGTGACTACTTGGTAGTAGCAGGTGGTGGTGGCGGTGCGGGTACTGGTAACGGGGTAAATCAAGCCTTTCCTGGTGGAAACGGTGGAGGCGCTGGAGGTTTGCGCTCAACAGTTACCGCAACAGGTGGTGGTGGTTCACTAGAATCTCCATTATCTCTTGCAATACAGCCTTATACAGTAACTATCGGCGCTGGTGGAACTGGTACTTTAGGCGCACTAAACACATCTACTAATGGTTCAAATTCTGTTTTTGCAACTATCACATCTATTGGTGGTGGTGGCACTATCAGTTATGTAGGTCAAAACGGTGGTTCGGGCGCGGGCAGTAATACAAATGGAAGCGGTGGCTCAGGAACTGCTAATCAAGGTTATGCAGGTGGTGCTGCTCCTGGTGCTGGCTCTGGAGGAGGCGGTGGCGCTGGTGCAATCGGAGGTTCTGGAAGCGGAAATAACGGCGGCGCTGGTGGCACTGGTATTGCTACTTCAATAAGTGGTACATCTGTTACTTACGCAGGAGGCGGTGGTGGAGGTCCCTATGCTTTTGCTGGAGGTTCCGCTGGTGCTGGTGGTTCTGGCGGTGGTGGAGCAAGTGGTTCTGGAAACAGTAATGGTAATGCTGGAACCGCAAACACAGGTGGCGGTGGTGGAGGTGCATCTCAAACTGGCACATCTCAAACTACTGGTGGCAACGGTGGTTCAGGAATCGTAATCGTAAGATATCTAGTAGCGTAAAGGAAAATACAATGGCACATTTTGCAGAGATAGATAGCAACAACATTGTGACTCGTGTACTTGTAGTACCCGACGAGCAGGAACATCGTGGTCAAGACTTCTTGGCTAACGAGTTGGGACTTGGTGGTACTTGGGTACAGACCAGTTACAACGCACGTATCCGTAAGAACTATGCGGGTATCGGTTACACATACGACGCAGGACGCGATGCGTTCATCGCACCTAAGCCAGAGTGCCACCCAGATGCGGTGACATTCGACGAAGAGACTTGCACCTGGTCTTGTCCAGATGCTTCACACGTAATCATCCTAGGAGAAGAAAATGTCTGATAAGAAACTAATCGTAGATCTTGCTAAGGGAACACAGACTTATGTGGACCTAACGCCAGAAGAGATTGAACAGCGTGCAGTAGATGCACAGGCTGCAGCCATTGAAAAGGCTGAGCGTGACGCTGAACAGGCGGCTAAGGCAGAAGCAAAGGCAGCACTGCTTATCAAGTTAGGCATTACTGCAGACGAAGCAAAACTTCTACTAGCGTAAGGAAACCCCAATGCCTTATGGCGATGATATCACCGAAGGGTTGGTCTATACCCTTTCCAACCCTGCAGGATCTACTACCTACTCAGCAACTGGCGAAGCCTACGATGTAGCAATCGGTGGCTTACCGTTCTTTCTGTTGAACTCTGACGATTCACCATATCGTCGCGTAACAGCGCAGTACCGTAAACAACAGATTGACCAGAGCCGTGAGCCTGGTGAGCAGACGCTGACTGGTTGGTGGGTACGTAGCCAATCTTCTTTCCATTATGGACAAGGCATCAAGTTCTTTGAACCTATCCAGGATGAGTCGCTTCGCTTCCAGTACACAGAGTCTAAAGGCATCAACGTCTGGACCAAGGGACAGGCAACACTGCTCAAGTCATCTGTTGGTCAGCACACAGTCACAGGTGGTATTAGAACTGATGGTCGTCCGTGGCAGATAGCACGTTCTATTCAGTGGACTACTAGTAGCAACCTGTACAACGGTGTGCTCCTTACCGATGAGTACGATGTAGATAAAGTTTTCCCAGCGATCACAGTTTCTATTAACAACAAGGCGCTGACCTCTAACGTAGCAACGCTGACTACAACTGCAGCACACGGTCTATGTACTGGTATGCAGATTGTTATTACTGGTGTGGATGCAACCTTTAACGGTGAGTATCGAATTACTGGCATACCTACAACTACCACATTTACCTATGCCAAGACAGCCAGCAACGTAGCATCTACCGCTGTATCTCCAGTAGGTACAGGTGTGGCAGAGGTTATTCACTTCATTGACTATAACTCAGGCAGTGACTACCCAGTACACGCTCTATGTGATGATGGTGTCTACGCCTATTGGGTTACTAACGTACTTAACAGCGGTACTCCACGACTAAGAGTGTATAAGAAACTACTATCTGCTGATGGTTCTGTATCACCTACGCTAATGATTAGCGATAACGGTATTACTGTAGCCAACGCTGTGATGGAGTACACCAAAGAACGTATCGTAATGTGCGTCAATGATAAGGTCTATGAGTTTTCAACAAGTGCTACATCTTTGCCTAGCCCTGTCTATTCACACAACGATCCAGACCACATCTTTACAAGCATTACATCTAGTGGTGCTGCTATCTATATTGCAGGCTATTCAGGTATCCAGTCCAACATTTACAAGTTTACCTTGTCTACTGCTGGTGCTATGCCTACGCTGACCAGTGCTATCACTGCAGCAGAACTACCAGTAGGTGAAAGAGTATTTAAGATTTCCTACTACCTTGGCAATATGGCTATCGGTACCTCTGAAGGTATGCGTATGGCAGATGCGAGTCAACTCGATGGTTCCATTACCTACGGTGCTTTAATCTTTGAAACAACCCAACCAGTCTATGACTTTGCTTTCCGTGATAGATATATCTGGGCTGCATCTGGTGTAGATGGACAGGTAGGCCTAACCCGTGTAGATATGGGACAACCATTAGGTAACCTTTTGTTCCCTTATGCCTGGGACTTGTATAACCCAGCAGATACACTAGGTCACTACACAACAACCTGTGCTTTCCTTGGAGACACAAATCGCCTAGCATTTTGTAATGCTGGCAATGGCTCAGATGGTGCTATCTATATTGAATCAGCATCAACCTTACTGGCAGAAGGATTCTTGCGTACAGGCTACGTTCGATACAACACACTAGAACTCAAGATCTTTAAGTTGATGCAGGCTCGTATTGATACTGCTAACGGTGGTCTAAACATTGACTCTATTGATTATGCAGATAACTTCTATCGCATCGGTACCTTCCCACAACAGGGAGTAGTACCAGAGATTAACATTAACTATCCACAGGCATCTCAAGAATACCTCGGCTTCCAGTTTACGTTGACTCGTTCAAGTACCGATACATCTAAGGGACCACTGTTTACTGGTTACCAGATCAAGGCTCTGCCTGCTATCCCACGTCAGCGACTTATCCAGTATCCATTGTCTTGTTTTGACAATGAATCAGATCACTTTGGTGTTGAGGTTGGCTATGAAGGTTCAGCCTATTACCGTATGAGCCAACTAGAAAACATTGAAAACGCTGGAGACACCATCCGCGTTGAAGACTTTAGAACTGGTGAGTCTTTCATTGGACTCATTGAAGAGATGGACTTTAGAAATGCTACACCATCAGATAAACGATTCTCTGGCTACGGCGGAACGCTCTTAGTAACTATTAGGACGGTCTAATGCAGGCACAAGATTACGCAACAGTTGCTGTTGCAGTAATGACAATCATTGGTGGCTTCATTGGCGCTGTTAAGTGGTTAGTCAAACACTACCTCAATGAACTTAAGCCCAATGGTGGGTCAAGTGTCAAAGACTCCATTACTAGATTAGAAACAAAGGTAGAGATTCTCTATCAGATGATGCTACAGAAGGGTAACAATGAATGAAGAAACTTGTGAAGAAAGCCACACCTGCCGCTATTGCTGTACTGCGCCAGGCCACAGCGATCAAGCCTTCCCGCAAGAAAGCCTCAGATGGTTTACTTCCATCAGCAGCACACATCAATCAGAATCCTAACTCAGATCACAACACAGGTTATGCAGTAGATCTAACACACGATGCTGCTAATGGTATTGATTGCTTTAATCTATTTGAAGAACTTAAAGCAGATAAGCGTGTGAAGTATTTAATTTTTCACGGAAAGATCTGGTCTGAAAAGAACGGTGAATCCAAGTACGACGGTATCAACCAGCACAACAAGCATCTTCACATCTCAATCAAAGAAGGATGTGGAGATGACACTTCCCCTTGGTTCCCTTGGCTGGGTAAACCAAAGGCTGTCAACAAAGTAAAGGCAGCAGTTAAGCCTCTACCTAAAAAGAAGGAGAACAAATGAACAAAGATAAGTTAATCGCTATGGCAGGAACTTACCTACGTGCAGGAATTGCGTCAGTAATTGCGCTATGGCTTGCAGGTGTGACAGATCCAAAGGCTCTAGCATCAGCAGGTATTGCTGCTGTCGCAGGTCCACTACTAAAAGCACTTGACCCAAACTCAACAGATTTTGGTCGTGGGTCTAAGTAACCCACTAGCGCGAGGCAATGGCCCTCATCCCTTCGGGGATGGGGGCCTATTTTTTGTTGCCTAAAAGAACGAAACCCCCACAGGCCGCGAAGACTGTAGAGGTTTTGTCCAGCACTCAAGCAAGTACTTATGTTTCCTTGCTCAGTACTTAAAAAATACCAGAGTTTGAATCATCATTCAAGTGTGTCTTCAGACGGTGGCAGTTAGCACAGAGAGTCTGCAGGTTGGCAGGGTCGTTGTTCCACCTGTCCCCGTCTATGTGGTCTACGTCTAGTTGACTGATGTGTACTGGCTTGAAGTCACAGTGCTCGCAGTAGTCCTTCTTGTGGACTGCGTATGGGTACTGGCTCTTGATGATGTTGCGTCTGTAAACCGTGAAGCATCTATATCTACTGGCAGCCGTAGACATCCTTGAGTCCCTGAGTTTAATTTTAATAGGACCGCAGACTGAGCATATGCCAGTGCGATCCACTTCATTAATCTGTGAAAGGCTGTGATTCATACCTGTCAGGTTCACAAGGGACTCGGACCAAAGCACCGCAAGAAAAGCAGGTGGCATCTAGGAAATACCAGGACAGTTCATAGTCATCAAAGGACGCTGCTACGTTGAATACTTGAGAGCCACAGATACATACGTGTACTGGTCCTAAGTCCCGCAGATCAGCACCAGTGACTTTTGGCAACAAGCGCAGTGGGTTCCTGTGCTTCATTCTTGGCAGGGTTGGTAGACGGAGGGACACGGTAACCTGTCGGTTACCCAACCCTTGCGCCCTTGAAGGGCGCTCTGCCTTTTTCTGCTCGCTCACGCTCGCAATTGTACACAGACCAGTACCTAGTATGTGTCTTGCGACACGCCCATAACTGGTACGATATTCCTATGCCTAGAATCTACTCAGTCAAAATCTTTGGTCAGAGATACAAGATTGATTACAAACATCACGACGAGGATAGTTACGGCGTGACTGACTCACAAGTCAATCGCATCAGTATGCGTCACAACCTACCCGAAGATAAGATGATTCACGTGCTGATGCACGAGGTAACGCACGCTGTTATCCACGAGTCTTTACTTGCACAGCGTAAGCGTTTTGATGTAGAGGAAGTCTGCGACCTAGTGGGATACCACATCGTAGATACTTTACAAGACAACCCTGCGTTATTAGAATGGGTGTTCGGCATCAAGAAAACTACAGAGGAGGAGGAAGATAAATGAAAGAGATAATTGCACTTTGTTTAACAAGTTTCCTACTAGGTTTTGTTGCAGCATATGGCTTCGATACTTGGTTAACGTGGAGAGATGACCGCAAATGGCGATAACAGATCCAAAGGAACTGTTACTTACTGCTCTTAGAGCAGGTGATGCAAAGCGTTCACGATCTACGCAGGTGCAGATTGGACCATCAGAGTTAGGTGGTTGCCGTCGCAAGGTCTGGTACAGATTAAATGACCAACCTGAAACCAATGAGAACGAGATGAAACTCGCAGCCATTATGGGTACTGCTATCCACTCAGAGATTGAGAAGGCGTTAGCGGATAATCCAGATGTAATGATTGAAACATCTGTTGAGTACAACGGAATGAAGGCACACATTGACTGCTATGTACCAGGTACTGGTGATGTCATTGACTGGAAGACAAGCAAGGTCAAGAACCTTTCGTACTTCCCGTCGACACAGCAACGCTGGCAGGTACAGACTTACGGCTATCTATTGGCTAAGAACGGCTACGATGTACAGCGCGTCTCGCTCGTCGCTATTGCACGTGATGGTGATGAGCGAGATGTCAAAGTACATACAGAAGATTATGATGAGACAGTTGCACTGCAAGCATTGAACTGGTTGGAAGCAATCAAGGTTGCAACAGAGGCACCAGATCCAGAGCGTGACTCTAGTTACTGTAAGTTCTATTGTAAGTTCTACGATTCATCAGGTGAGATGGGATGCGTTGGTATAAAAAAAGAACATACAGCAGTCAGTGACGTAATCATTGATGATGCTGATATTGACAAAAACGCACTGTTGTACTTACAGTTAGCAGCACAGATTAAAGAGTTAGAAAAGCACCAAGATTCTTTGAAGACTTCTTTTGAAGGACTACTAGGTACTACATCTAGTGGATTAGAAGTCAGTTGGACAACTGTCAAGGGACGTGAAACTATTGACAGTGAAGAAGTAGAAAAACTAATTGGGTTTGTTCCTAAGAAGTTTGGCAATGAATCACAACGCCTATCAATCAAACAAACTGGAGGAAAGTAAATGGCTGCAAACGAAAACACAAAGTTCCAAATCAACTATAAGTTAAACGACGGAACTCTTATCAATCTTTATGCATCAGATGTAAAGGATCTTGAGACAGGTCTTAACGATCTTGGTATGGTGGCAACACTTATCAAGGCAACAGGTGCTGACCTTGGTGGTAGCAACGCTACTGCTACTGCAGTACAGAACATCGAAGCAGCATTCAATACAACACCAGTTGCAGCACCTGCTCCAGTAGTTACTGAAGGACAAGCGCCTACCTGTAAGCACGGCAATATGGCATACCGTACTGGTACATCAGCACGTGGACCTTGGAGAGCGTGGATGTGTGCTGCACCAAAGGGTGCTGCAGATAAGTGCGAACCTATCTTCCTACGATAATCAGATGCGGGAACCTCGTGAGTACGAGAACCCGTTATGTGCAGAGATAGGTGGTGACTTCTGGTTCCCTGAAAAAGAAAAGGGAGCAGTAAGTCACGTCGATGGTCAGTTTGCGAAATCAATTTGCGGAAGATGTACTCATAGAATTGAATGCGCTGAGTGGGGAATCCACAAAGAAGCATTTGGAATATGGGGTGGTTTAGCACCACGTGAGCGTCTGTCTGTAAGAAGAGATCGCAGAATAATTCTTGGAGGGGATGAGGAAGTTGCTTAATCTAAAGAGGGCACTAGGTAGCAGCACTATTAAGGCTGCACCTCTGCCTGATGTATGGACTGGCCTTGCTGGTGAGTCCATTAAATTTAGACGTGGGCAAGTATGTATGGTTGCTGCTGCACCTAATGCTGGTAAGAGTATGTTTGCTCTTGTCTATGCAATCAAGGCAAAGGTACCAACACTTTTCTTCTCAGCCGATACTGATACTGCTACAGTCTTGATGCGGTCTGCAGCGCAGATCTCAGGACATACACAGTTGACAGTTGAATCCAATATGGAAAACAAAGATGACTTCTATGCTGAACATCTAACCAAGATGTCGCACATACAATGGGTATTTGATTCAAGTCCATCACTAGATGACATTGAATTAGAAATCAAAGCCTACGTTGAACTCTTTGGCATAACGCCTGAGTTAATTATCGTTGATAACTTAATGAATGTTGCAGCCGAAACAGACAATGAATGGGCAGGGCTACGTGCAATTATGATGGAGTTGCACGATATGGCACGCAAGACAGAGGCTTGTGTCTTAGTACTTCATCACGTATCAGAACAAAGCGAGTATGGTTCACCGACTATGCCACCCCCACGCCGTTCTATTCACGGCAAGGTTAGTCAGTTACCCGCTCTCATACTTACATTAGGTTATGACCCAGGACAAGGAGTGTTGCGTGTGGCTGCAGTGAAGAATCGCTTTGGTCCACATACAGCAGATGCTTCCAAGTGGGCTACACTGTTTGTTAACTTTGCAGCGTGTCAGATAACAGATCAAAATGCAGCAGGAATGGCATACTTGAACTCTAACTTTCAGAAAGCATACTGATGGCTAATAAGAACGGACGTAAGGGTTCTCAGTTTGAGACAGATGTAATGAAGTGGCTCCGCAATGCGGGTGCTATGGCAGAACGTTTGACTAAGGCTGGGGCAAAGGATGAAGGAGATATGGTTGTTATCATATCTGGAGAAACTTACATCCTTGAACTCAAGAACAGGCAGACGCTTTCGTTGCCTGAGTTCTGGAGAGAAGCGCAAGTTGAGGCGCTTAACTATGCAAAGGCACGAGGTCTTGGGGAAGTTCCTCTATCTTATGTAGTAGTTAAGCGTCGCAACGCATCAATAGATCAGGCTTGGGTAATCCAAGACTTAACTCAATGGTTAAAGGAGAAACAATAATGGCAATTCCAGGTGGAGAAATTACAACATCAGAGATTCTAGTACCAGTGGTAGAAGAAGTAGTTGAAGTTTCAACTACTGAAGAAGAGGCAGATGATAGTACGCCTGAGCAGGGATGAAGTAAGAGTTTGTACGATGCTCGCTACAGAGCGTTGGCTTGCTAAGTATGGTTCAGTAGACAGACCTAACTATGCAGAGGGTAAGAAGAACGGCTACTTAGAGCACGAACTTCTTGCCAATGTCCGAGCCAACGTTTCTGAGTGGGCAGTTGCATCTCTTACTGATACTGCTTGGAATGTACCTTGGTATCCCAATGAACTGCATCCTCGTCGGGCTAAACTGCCTGATGTGGGTAACAACTTTGAGGTACGTACTGTACGCACACGTGATTCTATTCCATTCTGGAACAAGGATAACGGTAAGATCATAGTAGGAACGAAGATTATTGATGAAGATTATTACTCACAGGTTGAGGTCTATGGCTACTGTAATCCTGAAGAGTATGCAACATCCCATTACAGGGATGAAGCCATTGATGGATGGCGTGTACCAGTAACTGAACTAAAGGAGTTCAAATGATTTGTGACAACTGTATAAAAGCGGGCGAAGAAAATACTTCTACCCACTACAAGCGTGCCTCTAATTGGCACGACAAATGCAACGACAAGGGGTGTGTATGTCAACACAAGACTGGTCCAGGGTACGTAAGACGGGGCGATTCAAAGGTGCCGTTGATGCGAACACAATCCCCATAGGATTAATTGTTACCTACTATGGTGGGGAAGTAAGAGAGGGCAGGTCAGCATCCGTTAAGTGCTGCATCCACCCAGATAAAAGACGTAGTGCTGTCATTAATACCTATGACAATCTATTCTTTTGTCACACCTGTGGGAAGGGTGGCAATGCAGTAAACGTTGTCGGGATAATAGAGAACTTGGAGTTTAAGGATGCACTTAAAAGAGCAATCGAGATCGCTGCTGGAGGCGGTCACACATTACAGCAGAAGTCTGGACGAAAGGGCAATTCAGTACCTCGAAGGACGTGGGATCTCTGAAGATGTTGCTCAACAATTCTTACTAGGACTAGTCAATGACCCTATCAATGGTCACGAGAACCATACTGGCTGGCTTTCTATTCCATACCTGACTGCGTTAGGTAAGTGTGTAGGTGTTAAGTTCCGTAGGTTAGATGATGGCAAGCCTAGGTATGGTGCACCGACAGGGCAGAAGGGTCACCTGTTTAATGTTGCTGATGTAACTATTGATTCATCTGTCATTGTTATATGCGAAGGTGAGTTAGATGCAGTAGTTGTATCAGGTTTGATTAACCTACCTGCAGTGGGTGTACCTGGAGTGCAGGCTTGGAAGCCACACTTCCCTAAGTTGTTTACTGGATACGACACCATCTACATTGTAGGTGATAACGATATCAAGGAAGATGGCACCAATCCTGGGGCTGAGTTCTCACGCCGTGTCTCACAAGAAGTAATGAACTCACGCATAGTATCATTGCCTGCATCAATGGACATTAACGATTACTACCTTGCACACGGCAAAGAAGAATCGTTAAAACTATTTGGAGGTGTGTAATGTATGATGATGACCGAGAACGAGTGGGTCATAATGCTACGGACCTTGCAGCATATGGGCTTTCACATTTTGCAACAGGACAGAGCGACACAACTGATACTGATACGCCCGCAACCAACCCGTTAGTAGATCACGCTGCTGTTACTGGCTATCGTGCGCTGGGTGTATCAACTGAAGACCTGACATCCTTCATTGAATCCTTTGCATCCCTTCGTGCTAACCGTGTCAAGGGTGTGGGTCACGACCAATACTCACACGCTAAGGGTCAGAAGTTTGAGTCCTTTACTACCTCAGATACCATCAGAGAATTGATTGAAGAGTTAGCAGATGCTAGTAACTACATAGACTTCCTTGCTATCAAGTTGTTGAACATCCAACACACTATAGATCAGGTGCTACCAGACTGTGACTGAGCCAAACCCAATACTAAATGACATAGTACCTAGCGTAGTAAGCATTGTTTATCGTCGCTATCGTAAGTATGTAGACCGTGCTGACCTCACACAAGAAGCATACGCTTGGATAATGACACGCGTTGTATACCTAAATGAATTACTAGAAGAAGAGAACGAGGCTGTGCGCTTGGCTAATCAAAGGCGTGTTGGCTGGCAGATGAAGCGTGCTATCGAACGCTATGCCCGCAAGGAGAAGGCCAATAGGTCTGGCTATCAGACCAATGATGAATCCTTCTATGATGTTATTACTATTGCACAACTATTACCTTATGTCATTGCAAGCGTGGTCAATGATACTGCCATTGAACAGGCACAGAACCTAGTCAATGATGGCACACCACGCAAACCTTCTGCCCCTGCAGAGGGTGGCAACCTATTGGCTACGCTCATTGATATCAAGAAGGCATACGAATTACTAGATGAAGATGAGAAGAAGATACTGCGCCTTAGATACCACGAGAACTACACACTGCAGCAGTTGAGTGAGGTTCTTGAGTGTGCTGTATCTACTGCTGATCGCAGGTGTGGTAATGCTTTGCGTAAACTACTTAACTTTATGGGAGGGGAGTCACCTTACGTATGATCTATGAATATGAATGCCCTGGGTGCGGTGATGTGCGACAGATAGAGCGCAAGATGAGCGACCCTGAAGAGACATACATCTGTACCAGTTGTCACAATGAGTTCCGCCGTGTGTGGACCTCTCCTTCTGTGCAATTCAAAGGCACAGGCTTCTACTCTACGGACAAATAAAGAACCCCACCGCAGGAAGGGTAGCGGTGAGGTTCTTTGTGCCCGAAAGGAGGATGCTATTAAAGTGTATCAGTACCATCCGCGTCTGTCACTATGGGCGAGAGCGCGACACGCAGATCCGCGATAGCGGTGACCAAGGTATCGTAAACCGTGAAGGACTTGTAGTTCAGGCTGTCCACTACGTTCTCCAAGGAGTTGAGCAATTCCATAAGCCGAACTTCTTGGTTTGCCCTGTAAATCTTTTGGGCTAGCAAGGTGGTCGAAGCGGGATTCACGGGTCCAAAGGGTGACGAGACACCTTCTTTCACTTCTGCTGTAACCGAGTGCTCGTGCGTAACTAACTGCAAGTGCTTTGTTCTCACGCTTCTCCTCCATTGTTGCCTTCGTCCGTGCCTTCATTGATGTGATCTTTGAGGCTAGGTTCACCTCTTCCGTCTGATGTGCGGATACGAACACCGACAACAGGAATAGTATTACCGTCAAGGTCAAGCCACGTCTTACCTTCTTGGTCATCTGTCTTCTTCTCCATCTCAAGCAATTGCTTATAGGTATCAGGGTATAGATGAGCAAGGCGTACTAACGCACGATCTCTTGCCCTTCTGTAGTTGCGCTGGCGTACTGCTTGGTTAGCAGCACCACGCAATCTCTTATTGTCCTCCATTATTTGTCTTGTCCTCCCACACTATTAGAGCATAGGCAATCAGCATTATCACGGCTATCCCTATCCAGTAACTCATTGTGTGCCTGCCATTACTGCATAGACAACCTTTGTAATGTCAATGGGTTCAATCATCAACCGCGCATCCTCTTCCCCTGCTTCCCAGCAGGAGACAAGTAGGCGTGAGTTAAGAGGTGACCTGCGTAGCCATTCGACTGCGCTGTGCGGATCTTCCCCGCCCCATACTGCGTTGCCTTCTTCTGTTGCTATCTCATAGAAGTTTACCAGTTTATTCTTTGGGTGGAATCCCACCACGTTATCAGTTGTCATCTTCTACTCCTTCTACCTTAATCCATACGAAACCTTCTTGATGTTTGCTTATCTGTCCCAGTATTTCAAACCATTGTTGGTCTACTTCAACCGTAATCTTATGCTTACTCATCACTTCCTCCTTCGTTGAATGTATCTACCATAGATAGGGCATAGACCATACGCATAAGGTTCATCCCTGCCTCCTTCTCCATCTCTTCATCTTGTGACTGCATCAGCGCAAGGTTACGACACAACTCTGCCTTAGCAATCCAGTAGTCTACCGTAGGCTCAGTCATTCTTAATCTCCTCAATCTCGAAGTAGTATTCCACCTTGTTGTTATCAAGAGCGCTCAACTTGTCACGTTCTGCAGCGCCCCACATACGGGCTTCTAATTCTGTGTTGAACTCTTTACTAGTTGAGTACACCACCTTGGCAATCGTTACTTCATACTCCTTCATTCTCTTTACCTTCCTTTGCTAAGTCATTGACGGTCTTCTCTACCTTGTCTGTTGGTAATTCGATCTTCGAGAGTGCTTCACCTAACGCTGTGCGCCAGTTGCTACCTCCACCTGTGGAAAGTTGCTTAGGCTCATCACCTGCAAAGTCCCACAGTTCTACGTCGTACTGCTTGTTGGCGGGTGCAATCACTACCGTGAATACAAACTGCGCCGTCTTCTCCTGCTCACTCATCTTATGCCCCCTTTGGACAGTCATTGTATGGATTTTCTTTGCCTTCATTGTCTTCACACATACACCAGTTGAATCTTTCAACCTGCGTTGCGTGTGTTAGTTGTGCCAACTCTGCCCAACTCATAGAGTCTTGGTCAGTTGTCATCTTCTCCTCCTCCTTTGTGCATCTTCTTCTCCATCCAGTACGCTACCACACCTATCGGTAAACTATACAGTAACAACAAAGCCCATAGAACTATCGCATCATTGACCATCTTCTCCTCCTTCTACCGTGAATACAGCGAACTCGCTGATGCGGTTGCCGTGTTGCTCCTCTGCCGTCTGCTTCGCCTGCTCAATGGCATCTTCCTCGGTCTCTGCCTCTAGTCCAACGTACATTGTGTACACCATTTTGATCTCGTAGTCTTTCATTCCTTGGCCTCCTTCTTCTCTGCAATCATTAGCCCTGTATGTATGCCAGCAATCAACTTGCGTAGGCTGTGCGCCGCTTCTGCCTTGGTACCGCCTAGGTAGTCACTAAATCCGCGTGGCTCCCAGTGCCCTGAACCGTACTTGCTACCGCCTGTGAAATGGATACGATAGGCGCGTCCGTATGTCTTACTCCCCTCCTGTAGCACTAGGTGAGGGCGCTTCATTGACTCATAGGGCGCATCTTCCACCACATCACCCTCAAATAAGGGTTGGATTAACTTCTCTAGTGTTACCACTAGGTTTCTAATCTCTTCCATTGTTGTCTGCATTTTTCTCCCTTTCCTAGTTGTTTCTATAGAAGTCAATTGCCCAGTCATAGACCGCGCCCTCGGTGAGTTCAATCTCGTCTCTATCGGTGAAGTATTTCACCGTAATCTCTCCTAGGTCTGTGTCCTCGGTGATATTTACGCCGTCGTTATCTCCTCCTGCTACATCCTCAAAGAACAGGGAGATAGTACGGAATCGGTTTGGCGCTTGCTCGGCAAAGATTATCGGGTTACTTGCCCCCATATCCTCGGCTTCTTCTAACTCTGCCCGTACCTCGTCGGTTAGGGCTATCACCTGCTCATTGCGGGTCTGCAACACCTCAAGGATGTTGGTACCGTTGCAACAATCGCAGCCGTTTTCGCACCCGCCGTAGTCGCGGGTGCCGTCTGGCTTATCTTCTAGGTATATCGAACATTTACAGGTTTCACACATTACAGCCATTTCTTTGCCCTTCCTAGGCTAAGAGGGGGCGGTGTTGCCCTCCTCTAGTGCCCCCGTCGGATTATGAATCCGTAGCCTGTAGCGCGGGGGCTGTCTTGATTTTGCCTATACCTCCTCCTTGGTATCCTTACCGCAATCTTGACAAGACCAATATATCCCGCCTTGGCTTGAGGTGTAAAGGATTTCCGCCTTACATCCTGAACATCTTGCCATCACTTGCCCTCCTCTTTCAATTGCTCGATATAATCCCGAATGGCTTGCGCCTTGTCGTGTTCCCCGTCAAAATCAAAGTGGTCGCGGGCAATCGCTAGAGCCTCAACCAATGCGCCTGTGTTCATTAGTTCACCCCACAAGCGACCAAGAAGCGGTCACGGTCAAAGCG